TGGATTATAACACTTCACATAAAAAAATTATTATAAAAATAATAAGGAATTTGAAGCGTATTATATATGATAGGGTGGCGCTTATGGAAAATTTTGATATATATGAAACAAAAATATATAAAATATATGTTGGTATTGAATGGATAATTCAAAAATCTCATGTATTATAATTACGGTGTATATTTGATTATTAATTTGATACATATTCAACTATCTTATACATAAGCAAGATCATAAAAATTGTTTTCAACAATTAAACTTTTATTAGTTTAATCATTACCATCAACAAGAATAACATTTTTTTTACCAATATATATGAATTTCATTTTTCATCAACATAATCATATTCTTCGCGCAACATTTTACCGAATATATCATTTTGATATAAGCATTAAATTGAAATGATAAATCGTAATACTCGATAATTGATACAATAATATTTTTAGTTTCATCTATAATATATTATTAAACAAATATATTATTAAACAAATATATTATTATATATAATAATAATTAGATATAAAGGTATTATATATAGTATATATAATAGTGGCTGTTGAATATGGCACCACTATTCTATTTAAGTACTGGTGCCCGAGTGGTCTAAGGGGTACGACTTAAGATCGTATAGCGAAAGCTTCGTGGGTTCGAACCCCATCCAGTACATATTATAACTTTATTATAGTAATAAAGTTATATAAAAAATTTTATTATATTATATTTTATTATATTTTATTATATTTTATTATATTTTATTATATTTTATTATATTTTATTATATTTTATTATATTTTATTATATTTTATTAAATATAATAAAATAAGATATAAAGGTATTATATATAGTATATATAATAGTGGCTGTTGAATACAGCACTACTATTCTATTTAAGTACTGGTGCCCGAGCGGTCCAAGGGGTACGACTCAAGTTCGTATAGCGAAAGCTTCGTGGGTTCGAATCCCATCCAGTACATATTATAACTTTATTATTATAATAAAGTTATATAAAAAATTTTTATTTCTCAAATAAAACGAACAAAGCATACAATATAACAGCGATTTTGTAAATGATTTACTGAAAATGAATACAATTATGGCGCTTAACTGGTGATGGCGTTCTACTTGATGATAATGGTGGTCGTAGCATACGCCAATGTTTAGATGCGGTGCGTTCTATATGTAGAAACTCAAACCGGTCACCACAACGATGACGCATAACCATCGCTGCAGCCCCACGATAAACGGCATTCGTCCCATCAGGTGTTTCGGAATAATTAATAGCTTGTTCTGCGTTAATTCCAATATTACCCGCTTCAAGAATAGCGTCCTGGTTAGAAGTGATATAAATAACCTTGATATTATATTTAGTATATGCAGTATGAATAATTTCCTTGATTTGTAATTTAGTGAATGATTGGCTACAATTTTCAATTCCATTGGTTACAACATAAATAGTACAACAGTCATACGCAGTGGGGTCAAGTAGCTTCTTCTCTATAAAGTATGGAATTGTATTACCGATTGCGTCAAGTAGAGCACTCTGACCCCGAGCAACACATTGGCGCTCTTCCAGTGGGCGAATATCCGAAAGAGGTTGGGACAGAAATATAATGATTTCCTCATCATCAAATAGCTTAACTGATACATTAATAATGGTATTCTCTTCTTGTTCTGTGCGTAGAAAATCAATCATTGTATTAAATCCACTAACCAAATCGGAGACCTTTCTGGGGATAAAGCCCGTTCGGTCCATAATAGCAACAACTTCATGAACCATTGTATCCGACATAATATATATATTATAATAATGGAACTCTTTGATAATGAAAATTATGATATACATATAATTGGAACTGAGTTAGCTGGTTTGACCTTATATAAAGAATAAAAATCAAAAGGTAAGAAAGTATGTTTGATTGAGAGTAATATTCGCAAATTAAATACTTGCACTGTATCTCAATCATCATTAAATCATTTATCTCTTTCAGAATACAGACATAGTGGTTTAGGAGGCAAGGGCGTAAAGTGGGGTGGCGGATGCACATTATTCGAAAAAGACGATTTTAAAAAATGGCATATAGATTATGATTCCATGCAAAATATTATAAAAAGGCGTGTGATATATTACAAATAGACTATAGTGAATTGGTACAAAAAAAGAATTATGAAATATTTAATAAGGAATTTATAACTAATAAATTCAGTTAAGGGTTTAATTTAATATCTAAAATTAAAGGTGATAATGTAAAAAATATATTGGATAAAGAAACTATAACCGTAATTGGTAATGATATATTTTATTTTACAGTATCAAATGTTGAAAATAATATACTAACATTGCATGATGGAAAAAAAGAAATAAAAATTAATTATAAAAAATGCGTATTGTGTTGTGGTGGGTTGGAAACGGCTAGATTATTATTAAATAGTGATGTAATAAACGAAAATCTGGGTAAATATTATTCTCCCCATTTATCACTTAAAAAGGGCAAATGTATATTGAATAAAAATATAAAAAAAACCCGATGTATATTAACAATATAAGTAAATATTTTATTTATAAGAATACAGATGGTTCTTCAATGAGAGTTATAATAACAGATTGTTTAGATATAATAATTCAATCGGATCAAATTCCTAATATAAATAGTAAAATATAATTAACAGATAATAAAGATGGTTTTAATAATAGAAATATATTATTAACTCATAAAGCATACGAAGAAGATTTTTAAAGAATTATAAAATGTTATAATTCTTTAGACGTAGAATTAAAAAAAAATAACTTAGGATATATAGATGATATACCAACTTTAGAAGATATAAAAAATTTAACTTGTGGTGCTTCTCATCATATTGGTAGAACACGATTTGGTAAAAATATAAATGAAGGTGTTGTAGATTATAATTTTAAAGTATTTGGATTGGATAATGTATATATATAGTAAGCACATCATTATTTTCAACATATTCTCACGCGCACCCAACATTAACATTAATTTCATTATTATATAATTTTTTAGATGTCTTTTAATTTGCCTTCGTCATAATGGTAATTTATTAATTTATTTTTTGATACATATTAAAATTACAAATACAAATTACTACACAAGTGTCGTGAAAATTGGTTGCCAGCCGACTGTAATTCGTAGGTCTTGTCCTTTTCCCGAAACAATATCTTCCAACGCCTCATGATAACTCATTTGATGCGCCATTTTATAAATGATATCAATTATATCATCTGGTATAGCATAATAGCACGACATTCTTACTTGTAGTTGTTGTTATGTTTTTGTGTATAATGATAGTATCGAATATATTCCCAGTTCAATTTTTTTATATATAACATTATTAGATATTATTTATACTGTTTTTATATTTTTCGTCTATTTTTTTTAGAAATAATTCTAAATTTTGAGAGATTGTTAAATAACTATTACAAGACATCTTAATAGTCGCTCTATTCTCTCCCCTTTTTTTATCATAAATAAAAAAATATTTAGAATCGGTCTCCTTCAATGAAATATATTTTGGGAGTTTGAGTTCTTGTATGTTAAGAGAAGAGTCTATGCTTGATATTTCGGTGTCAATTTCTTCAATATTTGATAGGATAGTTTTTATTTGTTCTAATTTATCCAGTATAGAAATTTTATTGGATTTACTTGATGTATATATTTTCTTGGATTCTATGATTGGGCTTTTTTCTATTTTGAAGAATTCCCTGTATAATTTTTTCTCTTTATTATAGCATTCTTTGTAATAAACCACATATTTCGGTATCATATTCTCAGTTATACCATCGGGTAATTTAACAGCATTAGATTTTCTATTGCGCTTGGAACTGTCTTTAACAATTAATATATTATTGGAAAAATCCATTTATATTTATATTAAATATATTAAATATACTAATTATATTAATTATATATAATAATATTTTAGTTGTTATTTTATTAGTGGAGAGATTATAACAAATTCTTATTATATATAACTAATCTCTCCAAATTCATTTTCAAACTCTAAATATCTATATAATATAATTGTAATTACAAACCATTTAACATACTAATTATATTAATTATTAGTATAATAATTTAGTATTTATATTTATTAAATATAATAAATATAAATTTTAATCAACATTCACCAAATAAAAAAAAAAGATGAGAACTATAAAATTTATTAATTGGTTGTATATATGTGTATGTATTCTGTATTTTTTGCTTGTATTCTCTTTTCCAATTTAATTAATTGTTCTGGTAAATCATAATCATCTGGTATTTTCATTTTAACCGATGTTTTTTTTCCATCTACTCTTATTTCATAACATAGATAGTTTTCTTCCCGTGCTTTATTAAAACCTTTATGAACGAATTTTGGTAATCCGCTCTCTTTTTTTTCATAAGTATCATTATCTAAATCTTCTACAATTTGATTTATTTGTTTTAGTTTATCTAAAATAGATACTTTGCCTGCTTTAGAACTCATAATGGGTTCATCTAATTTGGGGTGTTTCTCAACTTTAAAGAATTCTCTCCATAAATCTTTTTCTTTATTGTAGCATTCTTTATAATAAACTACATACTTTTTCATCATATCTTGAGTAATGCCTTCTGGTAAATCTCTTGCGTTATGTTTGCGTTCTCTCTTTGTTCCTTCTGCTGTTCCTTTGGAATTTTGCTTTTGTTCTTCTTGTGTCGCAATTCTTAAATTATCAAACCTATTATTTAATGGATTACGGTCTATGTGGTCTACGCTAATTATTTTTGTTCCTTTTCCATTACCATAACATCCAGTAATTACTTGATGGATAGATAATTTAGCAGAACTATTATGTATATAAGCATAATTATCCTTATCTTCGTGATAACCCCAAGTTCCACCAAAATCTATAATTTTTTTATAAGATATAGGACATAATCTACATATTTCATTTCTATTACAAAGCATTAAATATTCTTCTTGATTTTTATCATTTATAATTTTACATACAGGATTTTTATATTCGCCCGAATATCTACCTTTTGTTTGTAAATTACCATCACTAATAAATTCAATTACATTATATTCTTCTACTAATTTTTCAAATGTTTTGTCTCCAATATTAATATTACATTTTCTAATATCAAATTTATTCCCATTAATAAATTCAAAATTATAGTTTTTAGGGTCTACAGGATATATAAATTTCAAATAATTAATTTTTTGTGTATTAATTATGTATGAAGGATAATCGTCATCGTCATCATTAAATTTAAATTTCCTATTATTATTTTGAATTAAATTATATTTATCTTCATCAACTATGTATTCTATATCGCCATAATTAATTTTATATAAACTATTAACTTTATCAAAAGTGTAAAAAGGCTTTATTTGTTTCTTGTTATTCATATTATTATACTTTATAATATGAATTAATCTTTAAATCAATTTTTTTTTAATTATTTAATTATTTAATTTTTTTTAATCTTTAAAACTTAATTGCTATACGCTAACCCACCCATTCCGCTCATAATACGGAGAACGTTGTAATTGACGGCATAGACACGGACCTTGGCGGTATTCACGCCCTGAACGGTAGCGTTAGAGAGGACAAGCTGTAGAGTAGCATTATCAATGCGCGAGAAATTGCAGGTGCCCGATGGCTGGTGCTCCTCTGGGCGTAGCGCGAAAGAGTAGACATTAATACCCGAGTCGGGGGCACGGGTGTGGTGCTGGTAGGGCTGGACAAGGTCAAAATAGGTGCCCTCACGCTCCGAGAAGCGGTCCTGACCGTTGAGCTGCAGCTTGGCGACGATGACGGGATTCTCACCCCAGCAGTGCATGTCGAGGGCAGTCTCGGCAAGGACGAATGTGCCAGCATCAGATACACCCGAGTCAGCACCAGTGGCGGCACCAGCATCAAGGACGCTGGACTGGATGTCATTCGAGAAGGGGTCCTCGAACATGCCAGAGGAGTTGATGACTGCGTTAGCACCCGAGGTCGATGTAATACCACCGAAGGCATGGACGGCATTGGGTAGCGCATCAAATGCATCGGTATAATTGAAAGGCTGCGCTCCCAAAAGGTTGTTAAGATGGGTGGAGGCAGTCAGGGAGGAGCAATAGTCAACGTTGGAATCAGGCTGGACAACCCAGATCAGCTCCTTGCATGGGTGATTTAAATTGAGCTTGATTTTGTTGGACGACGAACCAACCGACTCATCACCAGTGAACTGAAGCTGCTCAATGAGGTATTCGTGGGGGTTCTGCGCCATACGGCGACGCTCATCGGTGTCGAGGAAAATGTAGTCAACGAACAGAGACGCAGCAGCGAGCGACTGCTTGTAGGCATCGGTGATCTTGGTGCCGGTGCCGTCAATAGCGCTGACAGCCCATAGGCACTCCTCAATATTACGGATATCAAGGTTAATCTTGACCTCGTGATACTGGAGGGCGATGAGGGGAAGGGCAAGACCGGGATTGCGGCAATACCAGAACTGCAGGGGAACATACAGAGTGGTCTCGGGCAGGGCATTGCGTGGGGCGCATACCTGGCGGACACCATTGGCGGAGCAAGGACCATCAACGGCGGCGAAGTTGGGGTCGCATACATATGTAAGCTGAGTGGTGTTACCAACCATCTTGAAGTAGCCACGCTCCTGCTCCTTGGAGAGGGTCAACTGATTCCAGATGTGCATCCAGTCACCATACTGGCGATCAATGCGCTGACCACCAATCTCAACCTCAACCTGCGAGATGAGCTGCTCACCAGGGAAGTCTAACCAGCGAGCATAGACATTGCCCGAGCTGAGCGACTGACCAATCTCTGGGAGAGTGATCTGTAGGTATGTGCGGTAGGCAAGGTCACCATTACGCGAGATAGTACAGGTTACACGGCGACCGAAATCAGCCTGACCGTTGAAAGTCTGCTCAATGGACTCCATAGCAAAATTGGTGTGGCGACGGTAAGTCACTTTCCAGAATGTAATCTGGGGATTACCAGTAAGGTAAACATCTTGGGCCCCGTAGGCAACTAATTGCATAAGTCCTCCAGCCATTTTTTATAATATGGCTGGAGAAAAAAAAATTTGACATTTACTATTTAATTAATTAATTAATTAATATTTTTGATAAAATATTATATAAATTTAATTCATACAACATTACTATTATCAGGTATGAATAAAATGATTGGAAAAAATATGTCTTTGGACAAAAAACATAGCGAAATGTTAGAAGAATTCAAGTACAATGAAGAAATATTAATCCCTAAATATAATAGTGAAATCGACAAATTAAATAAATTCCTAAACAATACAAAGAATAAAACCAAACATGAAAGATTAGAATTTACGGAAAATAGAATAAAGGACATGAAAAACACTATATATAAACTGGTA